CGTTTAACAGGTCTGTGTACGGTGCAGGCACTATGCCACCGCTGGTCGGTCAATACCTAACAACTGTTTAACGATCGGTGTCATTGACTGTTGCGGTGCAGTACCCATGTTGTCAAACGATGCGAACACGTTTTCTAGACTGCCTCGACTCCGCCACAACGCTGCACAATACATCAAACAGCCGAGCGTTACGTCCCCGCTAGGCGACGTGCTGAGACTGTCGTTATAGCCTGCCTCGGCGCGCCTACGACTGCAAAACTGGTTGCCAGCGCTTACGGCCTGCGTAGCCAACGTGTAATCGTCAGACGGATTAGTAATTGACACGCCAAGATAGGTGACAAGGTTTGCGACCGTAACCCACGTACAGGTAGGTGTAAAACTTACGGTTCCGGAATAAATCGCAACATACTCGACATTGCTACCTGTGCAAGCAAACAACAGTTGATTAGCGCGCGGTACGTTCTCGTCAAAAATCCATTCGCCTGTTGTGCTGTTAATGCCTGTGTATTCGTATTGTGGGCATGACAACACGGTGAACGTGCCGTTAAATGGTGCGCCAATGCTTGCGACAACGATTGAGTCGCCAACTTGTATGTCGGTCGGCTCAAGCGTTGCAATGCAAGCGTAATTACTTATTAATTGTTTTGACGCTGTTAGGTAGGTCGCCATGGCGGTTAGGCCGCCTTTCGACTAGGCCTGTGTGATCTTTTGGATCATGTCTCCGTTTGCTTTGAATGTGCAGAAGTAGCCATATGTTGAAACTTGACGGGTCAAAGTTGCTGGCGCGTCAATGCTCAAGATGCCTTGTTGCGCTTCGTACACCTCAAAACCAATGTCTTTCATAATGACCATTGTCTTGGCTGCAAAGTTATTGTCAACAACAAGTTTGAGACCAAGTGGCCCGTAGTTGTTGTCGTTGTTAATGCCAAGTTGTGTATTGCCTACACCGATTGAGTTGACACCTTGTAAGCCCGGGCCACCGTAGTTTGCAAACAATGGTCGGCCAGTCGAGTCAGGCAGTTTCATTAGTTTTGCCCAAGTTGCTGGGTCAACAAACATGTGTGTTGGCAACATGTTCGTAGCGCCAAGTGTTACGGCTGCTGCGTCATAGATGCTTGTAAACAAGTCTGCTGCTGTCAAATCCCATTCGCCAGCCGATGTTGCTGCAGTCAACAAGTTGTCTGCTGCTTCGTTGTCGGTTGCGACCATGTATTCGCCAAGCATGTCGTTGATGACAATTTGTAGCGCTGCGGGATCGGTAAAGTCCAATGTTTGGTAACTGATATTCTGCGTCGCTCCGAAAGTTTTTTTAGTGACCGTGTTGTTTGCAATCACCATTGTTGTTGCCGACAATGACGAACCTTCGGTCTGCGCTGCAGCTGAAGTGTGTGTTGTAATTGTTGGGCGGTTAAATGTTGATGACGGTGTTGACGGCATTGCGCGTGCGCCTAATGCTGCAACTACAGGTCGCATAAAATTGATGTCCTGAAATACAGGTCCCAACTCTACGCGTGTAAGCAAGCCGGGCACGCTGGTAAGAAATTCGTCGCCTGCCGCTGCTTCAAGTGGCGACTTGTGCCAGTTGCGATAGTCAATAAAGTTCTGTTGCGCTTTTTTCCAATTTGCGCCACCTTCGTAAAACGCGGCCATGTATTCCCAACGAGAAATCAAACGTGGCTCACGCTTTGCTTCTGCAAATAGCGGCGTTGGTGTGATCACTTCCGGCGTTGGTACTGATGCTGTTACTGGGGCTGTTGCTTCGCTCATAATTTTCTCCTGTGTAGGTATAACTTCATTTAACACTATCTTTTCGGGTTCTTGTGGGATACTCGCTGCGACTTGCGTAATGACTGAGCCTGCAAACGCTGGCTGGCTTACTAGCGATAATTCAAGCCAGTCAGCCGACTCAATAAGCATTACGCCGTCTGCGTCGTACTTAAATTGCAATGGTGCGACACCGACCGACACTTCACTAATAGTGCCGTCGCTGGCCAGTACAAGTGCCTCGTCGCCAAGCCTTGTAGCGCTTACTTTTGCAACAAACATCATTGCGTCGCCTGTATCGACACGTTCAATTACTTGGCCAATAATTTGATCTGATTGGTGCTGCATATAAAGTTTAGGTTTGCGACCAGCGGTTGACAATGAGCCCGGCAAGAATTTTACTTGTGTGCCGTCTGAAACTGTCGCGGTGACGTTGTACTCGACTGCGACTCCAGAAATCGTCCGTCGTTGTGCGCCGTCTGCAGCTGCCGCGTCAACCGTGATTGACATAGGGGTAAGTCTGATCATGACGGTAAGCCTATATTAACTGTTTCGTCAATTTGTGGCATCTCGTCTTGCATTGTGTACTCGGCCGATAGATAAGACTCTGAGTCAAATTCTACATATGTGCCGTTTGGCAAAACGTTGTTCATGCTTAACGTTGATGCTATGCATTCGGCATACGGTTTGACGCCAAAACTCCACAAGTCGAGTCGTGCGCCTTGATTGCTAACGTACGAATATCCGCCTACCGAAATTCCTGCAAGGTAACTAGGGATATTGGTGAGCCTGCAAAGGTCAGCGGCTTGGAATTGTGCGCTGTCAATTAACAACATTTTGTCGGGTGATGTTTGGGTTTCTGTGTAGGTAACAAATTCGTTTAATGCGGCTGTTTGGTTTGTTTCGCGCGCAACATTAAATGACGCTGCAAGATCGGCTAGCTCTTGACCGCTTAACGGTTCGCCACCAGTTTGACGCAAAATGCCTGCCGGTATTGCCGACGATGCGTTGCGATAGCGTGCCGCTTCAAGTTTTAATGCTGTTGCGACCGCTTGCGCTGACTGGTAAACGATGCCTTGAATTGGTGACAAGAATTGCACAACGTTTGTGCTGTCAAGTTTTTCGCCAGCAAAATAAAGTTCGTTAGACGGCCCAAAAAATACTGGCCCGGGCTGGTCGCGTCGAGTTACGTTTGCAAATGGCAGACGATCAAATGACGCTGGGTATCCGTCAGCGGTACGACTTGTAATGTATAAATACGCCGCACCATAAAAAAATAAATCATCAAAAAGCCAACTTAGCAAAAAGTTATTTGAAACGCTCGGCGATATGCGACGCAACCATGATCGCGGTGCGATATAAACTTTTTCTAATTCGTTGCCGTTCCAAATTTCGTTGTACATACGCAAACCCATGCAACCGATAACGCTTGCCATAAGGTCTCTTGAACGCGAAATAGTTGGCACGCTGATTGCATTATTTCTTGCCGTGCCTTCGACATACTGGTAAAAACGGCCTACAGAATTAGCGCCACCGTAGCCACCAGCGGCTGCTGCTTTAGTTGGCTCAGGCGATATAGCCGCCTTTTTTACTGACTTGTTAAAGATTGCCATTGGCTAAGTATGCCACGCGTATTGGTTGCCCGTGTTGATAGGTGACCGCCGCGAACGTAACCGAGAAAGCATAGGTTTACGACGGCCACCCGTTTTGCATACTAGCCACTAGCCACAACGATCATAGGTTTACCTGTTGCTGTAGGTCGGCTTGCAAGTGCGGCGCACCAAACTAGACAGCGTGCTAACTCGATCGGGCCGGGTGACCGCTGGCTAGATAGTGCAATGCTGTTTTGTGACCGTACTGCAACGGCGCGTTGTACGTGTTCGGCCAACATATTCTCACCTGTATGCCACAACAATTTTTCGTGAATCATCGACTTGATGCGCGGCGTAAATTTAAGTATCTCGCCATAGCCGACGATCGCGCGCCGACGCTCAAGCGCTAACGGCCAATGAATATCTATTGACGGTGAAATCGCAAATTTGATTGCCGTGTTTTTGGCTAGACGCTCAACGTGTTGCAACATCTGGTCGTATGTGTCGCACACAAACTCAACGGTCACGACGGTGCGCCGATCGTCAAGCACAACGGCTCGAGTAGCAAAATATCGGTCGTCAGTTAGCGACGTTTCTATGGCAACTGTGCCACCGTCAGGCATAGGGTCGGTGTACTCCAACTCAGGCCACAAACCCGGCTGTATCCACGACTTGTCTGACGCAACCCAAAGGTTGCATGACGCACGCAAAAATGATGCACGGTCAGGGTTCTCACTTTCAGCCTCGATCGTTTTTAAGGTCAAAGTTTTGCCGAGCGCTGGGTTAGCCCAACCCCACGCGCGACTATCCATAGGCGATACGTCAGGCGGTGGCGACCACTCGGCAAAATACAAACTTGACGGCTCAGCACGGTCAATAGATCGCAACCCTTGTTCGCGCCAACGTTGCATTGCGGTACTTGCCTCTGTGCCTGCCGTTGACCATGCGCTCAGCAATGGCGAGCGTCGAGCGCGCTGCGCTGGCAGTAAACCGCCGTCAATAACCGTTGAGCCAATATCCCAAATTTCGTCAGCCACAATCAGGTCGCAAGACATACCGTGACCAACACTTGAGTTGGCTGCACGAATAAACCACTTAGACCCGTCAGGCATAGTTACCTGATTACGACCATAAGACCGCATCAGTTTTGCGCCAAACCGCAACTCAAGAATGTCGGCAAGCTTGTCGTACAACATGACTGCCAAGTCAAGACGATGCGCAGTAGATAGCACGGTTTGCGGTAGCCTTCGGTGCTTAGGCATCTCAGTCAACCACCAACCGACAAGCGCCGTCAACGCAACCGTCTTACCGTTCTGTCTAGCCGTGCTGACCATAGACATACGATGCAAAAAATCGCCGTCGCCGTCAAAAAGAAGCTGACCGTCTAAAACTCTTTGCTGCCACGGCATCAACTCCATACCTAGGTGCTGTAAAGCCCAGCCCCCCACCTCAGCCCCAAACGAACCGGCAGCGTCAGGCCACACAGTCTCGAGCCTCGGCTGATCTCGGCCAGTTACTGCCAGTTCAGGCTGGTTAGGGTCATCTGAGATAATCCTGAG